GGTATTTTTCCCCACCTGGGTGTGCAGTGCGTTATCTGCCCCCTTTGCGAGAGCGGTGACTTTTCGTGAGGCGACCAGCGTCCTCCCTGCCTAGAGGAAAAAGTGCGGCGTCAGAGAAACGTGATAGATACCTGACGTTAACGAAAGTCTTCACGTCCCGGGCCCTGGAGTGGGCTGTTCAATGATGATGGCACAAAATTTCGACTTCCGCTTAGCCCTCCAGTGGGGTGAGGTGCTCTATGTGCTGGAACCTTCGGTTGCTGTTCCGCCACTCGTTCTCGAGTGGTTGGCATGGTACCTCTTGTTCCAGTTACTGGTTCGCCTCCCTTCCATTGTGAGGGCCTTGTCAAGTGCCACTCGCAATGTCATCATTGCTCTCTGCAGGTTGACCATGGTTCTGGTCACCTGCCCCCTGCTTATAGGGAAGGCGCCGAAGCTCTGCTTCCGGCTTGCATTCGGACTGGTTTACTGGTCTGTTTACTTGCCGTTCTGGTTGTGCTTAGGTTACATCAACTACTCGTGCTGGTTGATGTCCCTGCCTGAACTACAACGGGTGAGGTCCCCACTCGTTGTTCTCGGTGACCCGGGCTGCATTGGCGATGCAGTCTGGGAAGGGACAGGAGGGCAAGACATCCCTAGGGTGTCACTCTCGACAGCGCACAAGGCTGTCAGGGCTAGGCCGCGTGCCCGGTGGGTACGCGTACTCGAAAGTGCGTTGGGCGAAGGTCCCGGCGCTGTTGGGCGATTCATGCGCGGGCGGTGGACTCCAGACCTCCCCGTTGTTGAGCTGCCTGATAGTGTCAACTTCGTTTTGGCGCACCTAGAGGGTCAAGTCAAGGTGCTTGGTGAGGGCATCGCTGATACCAACCGTTCTGAGGACGATGGTAAGGTCGCAAGATCTTTCCTAGTCCTGGAGTTCGCGGACGGCTCTGTGGAACTTGTTTTCCCAGAACTGGTTGGTAAGCTCGTGGCTTTCTCGTCCTTCCGCGGACGGGACCCCACCCTCTTGTCCAGTCTCAGGCTTCGTGCCCTTGACTGGTGCAAGACGTTCGGTCTTTCGGGACCGACCACCGTAATGGCGCTGCAAGGCGGTATTCGGTGTGCGTGGGGTGTATCCTGTAAGGAGGCTTCTCTTCTGAAGTCTCTAGGGATCGAGGCACTTGCGAAACCCCCTCCCTCTTCCGCTTAGGATCGACCCGTCGCTGTGTTCGGCTGGCATTATGGTGATGCTTCGGCGTTGCCTGTTGTCGCCGGTGGTTCCTTGGAACTAACACGTGACGTGGTCTGTGATCATGAGGGGATTAGACAAATGTGGGTCGCATGGAGATCGGGGGTGCCAGGTACCTGGATCCCCGGTGTAAGTGCGAACTGCAGCTGCAACGAGATCGCGGCCCTCAAGCTGCGTTCTCTCGCTCCACTACCCCGCCCGCCTGACGCTAGACTTGGTCCAGCAGCTCTAAAGGTCTTTAGGGATCTGAGGAGGCTAGCAACTAGCTATGGGGGGTTAAGATGGAGTGACCTGGAAGTGGCGGAGTCTTATAGTGGTAGTCTCCGCCGTAGATACCTTGAGGCAGAACGTTCGTTGAGAGTAGACGGCCCGTTAAATCATTCCGATGTCTACTTGAGAGCGTTTCTGAAGGCTGACAAGTGGGGTGCGGGGAAGTTGTCCAAGCCTAGGTTGATCTTCCCTAGATCACCTAGGTACAACCTCACACTCGCTAGTTGGTTGAAGCCGCTGGAACACTGGCTGTGGGGGCGACTCACTGCCAGGCGGCTCTTCAGGGGTTCGAATACCAGGGTTGTGGCGAAGGGCTTGAATCCTCGGCAGAGAGCGAACCTTATAGTTCGCAAGTTCCGAGCGATTCCCGATTGCGTTGTGTTTGAGGCGGACGGGAAGGCTTTCGAAGCCCACGTCACTCGACCACAGTTGGAACAGGAGCATGCTGTCTACCTTTCTGCCTGCGCGGGCGATCGGGAGCTCCAGCGTGTGTTGTCGCGCCAGTTGAGGTTGACTGGTAAGACCTTTGGTGGTGTAAAGTTCGATCGTGAAGGCGGAAGGGCTAGTGGAGACTTTAACACAGGCATGGGGAACACCTTGATCATGCTTGTGGTGGTTGTTGCTGCTTTGAGGACGTTCGGGGTTCGCTTCGATGTTCTCGTTGACGGTGACAATGCGTTAGTCTTCCTGTCCCGTGGTGACGCTGATCGGGTCGTTGGTGGCTTTGCACCCCTTTGCCTGGACCTAAGTGGTCATGAGATGACGCTAGAAAGTCCCGTTACCGTACTCGAGAAAGTCCGCTTTGGGCAGTCTGCACCGGTTTTCTTGGGCCATCGTTTGGGTTGGACGATGGTGAGAGAACCGCTAAAGGTTTTGAGTGGCGCCGGCGCTTCACACCGCTGGTTGCGCTCGGAACGCTTCGGCAGGCGGTACCTGCATGGCGTGGCGCGTTGCGAGCTGTCACTGGCTCGTGGTGTTCCCGTTTTGCAGCGTGCCTTTCTTGAGCTGCTTCGCACTCCGGTTTCTGGGAAGCAGGTGGATGCCGACGTCTACCGCGATTATTTCATGATCGGCGCTTGGTTGGCCGGGGAGGATAGTGTGGTCGAAGTCTCGCAAGAGGCGAGGGTTAGCTACGCTGTGGCCTTTGGTGTTGAACCAGAGGAGCAGCTGCGTGTGGAAAGTGAGCTGAAGGGACTCGGGCCTTTGTGGCCCGTGCAAGCTTGTGAGTACCCGCAGCCCCCAGCGTGGACGCGTGCTGACCCGGGGTTTTACGAAACCTTTCTCGACCCCCACTTTTGGTGATGCTGAGGCCTGTGGCTCGTCTAGTTGTTCCTGGCGAAATGGAGATGGCGTGCTGGGTGCAATGCCCGGGGACCCGTGGAAATGGTAAAGAACCTGGGCTGCGGCTCAGCCACACTATGCAAGGTGGTGCCTTGTGGGTTTACTTCCAATTTCTCTGCCAGCTGGACATCGTCTAGGGCTGCTTGCGTTGGTGTTGTTACGTGGTGATCCCAGCCACAGTCAAGGAAATGGGTGAGGGGTGTACCTCTGCTCCGCGGTCTTACCTTCCGTGGGCATTGGGGCGGCTAAAAACAAAACTGCTCGCAAAGGCTGACAACAAGGCTTCGCAGTGCCTCCCGCCGCTGTCGCATGAGCTACCCCGACAACAATGTGCTGCGCCTATCTGGTGGCGCGTAACTTAAATACCCACTTGCCAAGGAAAGGCACCCGAGTAAACTCGGACCTGGAAAGGTTCGTGATGTGGCCCTCGAGGGTGCGAAAGAACAGCTGTAAAGTTCTCTTGCCGGTG